GTTTCAGCTCTTAATTCAGCTAATTCTTCGTTTTGATCAAGTTTTTCTTCAACATTACCTTGATTCATCATTGCTCTCATACGCTCAAGGTTAAGTTTTTGTTCTGTTTGTTTTCTTTTCGACTCATTATCCATAGCTCTAATGTCTAATTCTCTTGCTCTTAGTTTAGCTATAGGGTCATGGTCGAATTGAGAAGTAATTTTCTTCTCTTCATTTTTAAATTCTTCCATCATTTCCGCAATCAATACTGCTTTTCTTGATTCTATCTTGTTTTGCATCATCTGTACTTGATTTTGCAAGTTAGGATTCTGTTGAACAGCTTGTGGATTTTGCAACATTTGCATCATTTGTCCTAATTGTTGCAATTCTTCTCTAAATTCTAGTTCAATTTGCTCTTGAGCCATTAATGAAATGTGTTCTAAGCAATTTTTCTCAATTGCACCCCCTACCATCGGCGCATTTCTAACTAAATTAGTAGCTAAAAAGTTTAAATGCGCCGTGATATGTGCTCTGTGGTCTTGTCCAGGGAAAGCTTGGAAAGGTTGTCCTGCTAAAGCATCAATATGCTCTAATGCAGGATCCTTTGGCATCGGTTTGGGTGGTTTCTTTAAAATTAGGTCAATATCTTTTACTCCTAAAGCTTCATACATGTTTCTATAAACTTCATATTGGTTGTGAAGCATAGGATTTGAGGTTGCCAATTGCAGTTCCGTTTGTGCGAGGGATATTCGCTGTGTTTGAGAAAAAATGTTTGGATCTGCAACTGGCAAAATATCTACTCTGTCATCAAAATCCATTTGCATGATTTGTCTTTGGCCACCCACAACATCGTATGGGTAAACCGGAGGTAGATATAATTTGAAAACTCTTGCAAGTAAACTAAATTCTTTTTTCATGGCAGCATATAATCTTTTATGAATCGCAGACATTACTCTTGATCCTCTTTCTAACAAAGCTACTGTCGTGCCCACTGCCGCTTGTTGATTCCCGTCTCCTACTTGCAGATCGGCAATACTTGCGAATCGTTGCCCTGCTTGTACCACGACACCCATAAGCTGTAATAAAGTTTGAGAGGGTTCTTTAAATGGCAGTGTCATGAATGCATCTTTCAAAGAACCTCCTGGAGCGTCTACGTCTCTAAATTCTCCAGGTTGTAATGCTTGTGCCTCGTCTCTCATTTTAATACCACGCATTTTAAATCCAGCGGGTAAGTTAGACAAGGTGCCAGCGTCAAGGAGCTGTCTTAAAGCAGCTGTTGCTGTACGAGATAGTCCACCAATCATATGTATTAAACCAAAACCATAAAAACCAAGTCCTGGTAAAAATTTAAAGTGAACAAAATAATTAATTTTATTTTTTAATTTATCGCCTACTTCATAGTTTCTTCTAATAGATAAAACTTTTCTAGTACCATCTTCAATGGTTACAATGTAAGGTAATTTAATTCCTGTAGGTTCTCCATCTTCACCTGCATCTTCAAAACCATCTAAGTCTAAATTAACGTGACACTCTAAGATTGTATACATTCTGTCATCTCTTCCACGTGAAACACCTTCAAGAGATCTTTCTTTTTTCTCTGCTTCTGTTTCATTTAAATAACTTGGATTAAGTTCTATATCTCTATAAAATCCACCTACTTGTTGTTTTCTTAATTCGTTTTCTGTCATTCTAACTATATGAATAACTGATTCGCAATCATCTAAAGATGTTGCTGTATAAGGAACCACTAAATCATCCGCAGGGACAAATTTAGAAACAGCTCTTTGCATAATTTCATCGTAGTAAACTTTTTTAAATGCAGAACCAGCTAAAGGTAAATAAAATAACATTTGATCAAATTCAGCGTCGTATTCTTGCATTTGATCCATAATTTGATAATTCATAAATTCTTTAACACGTAATGCTTGCTGCTCCTTGTCTGGAGATTGCATACCAATGATTTGAGTTCTAACAGGTCCTGCTGCTGGTAATAATTCTTTATATGCTAATGCTTGAAACTGAGTAACCGCTTCTGCTAATACGGGGTGAGTAGCACCTGATGCTCCTTTGAATGGTTCTGATCTATCATCGTATTTAAATCCTAATAAATCTAAACCACTTGTATAAGCTCTTTCCCAATCTCTTCTAGAATTTTTATAATCGTCGTAATTAGTGTAAAGGGTACTTCCTAAAGGATCTAAAACATTATCTGGTAATAGTTCTGCTAAATTTGCAAAGTGTCCTTCATCTTCTCCAGGGCTTCCAACTTTTGGATCAAAATTTATATCAACGGAACCGTCTTCGTTTTCTGTTGTTTCAATAGGTTGACCAGCTTCTTGCTGCTTGTTTAATTCTTCTTGTTCAGCGATTTCTATGTCTTGAGGACTAGGTACGTTTACTGTTTGCTTTACGTTCGGTAAAGCTTTGTCTATTTCTGCCATTTATTTCCAACCTTTTTTTGCTAGTTTAGGTTTACCTGTAATTAATCCACCGTGGCTGTATCCTAAATAACTTTTTAATCCTTTTTCTCCTATATTTACAGGTAAAGTTTTTTTCTTATATCCTGATATAGTTTTTCCACCAGGTGCCGCTTTGGCCCATTCATCTTTAACAACAATTTTATTTCCCTTAACATAATTTCCTTTTTTACTATAAGGTTTTACACCATGTTCTTTTAAAACTTTAACGGCAGGAATTTTTTCCATAGCTGTTTTAGTAGCAGATGCCTTGTCCGCTCTAAACTTAGCTCCAATAGTTCCTTTGCTATAGGCTTTAGCTTCTTGTTTAATTGCTTCCTTATGTTGTGCACCTCTTGGTGCTTTTTTAACTCCGGGACGAGATGTTCCTCGTACCCAAGGTAAATTTCCTATTGGTCCTGTTTTGCTTACCATTTATTTTCTCCGATGCTGTATTACTTCTATCCTTTTTATAAACAATATTCAAGCCTTGAGAAACAGGGCCTTTTAATGGAGGGATAGTTGTTGTCAGCTTTTTCACTTAATATATTTTCTAGCTTGATCTCTAATTAAAGTTGGAATGCCTACGTTCTCGTATTCTTTTCCATAGCCACTTTTAGTATCTTGAGCAATATACTTTGCAAACTCTGGGTTTGCCTCCAATTTATCTTTGTGAGTTATTTTTCCAATGTTTAATTCAATTGGAATTCCTTCTCCTTGTTGCATTCCCGCAACTATTCTTGCATATTTAGAAGGATCAATATCACCTGCTTCCAGTGCTTTTTTAGCTCTTTTTAATAATTGTTTGTCTGATTCGTCTGTTTCAAATGTTAAGGCTTGATTAGGCATTACTGTTTTTAAGTTTTCATACCATTCCTTTTCGTCTTCAGTTGTTTTTGGGTCTTGTATTGCTTCATTTAAATCATCGTGTGTGTCTCTATGTGGAACTGCTGATGTAAATTTTTTTCGTGGTGGAAAATATTCTTCGTTTTCATAAAGAGTACCTCCTCCTGCGCTAGGATAAAAATCATGTGTATCCACAATTTTAATATTTCCTTTGTCATCAGTTGAAAATGTAGCTTGTCCTAAAGTCATATCAATATTAGTTGCGTCATCAGTAAAAGCTTTTGCTAAAGACAATTTACCTTTTTCTAATTGATAACCAATTATATTATCTCTTCCGCCCCCTGTAGTAGTAAGTCCTGCAATAGCCTTCATGCCCATACTTTTATTTGCTTTAGCTTCTGATACTCTTTTTTTAATTTCTGCTAGTTCACCTTTACTAAAAAAGTCTTCAGTGATTTTATCTGTTACACCGGCTAGATTTCTAAGGGCTAATCTAACTGAAGAAGGTAATGCTTTAATTTTAGTTAATTGTTTAACTAAGCCCTTGTTATTTTTTAATCGCTCTAGGTTTTCTGGCTTTAAAACCCAGGTCATTAATTCAGAAGTTAAACCACTTTTATTTTCGTATTTTAAACTTTTATCAATCATTAATAGTACACATGTTTCGTTTTTATAATCTTCTCTTCCTTATAATCTTCAGGATGAGGTATTAATCCACCTTGTCTAAATCTCATAACAGCTTGAGTCATACTATCCACCAAGTCATCATGATCGCCATAAGGGAACGCTGCGCATTCCTCTATGACTTCCTGTGCAAACCCCTTGTGAGTGGGCGCCCATATGGTGCCGCTTTCAAATAGCGGTGCCACCGAGTTTACCCTTGCATGCTTATCATTTCCTTTGCTTGGTGTAAAGTTAACAACGGGTATTCCCATATTTCTTAGTTCATAGGTTAATGGCAGTCCTGAAGCCTTTGCTTCGATTAAAACTGTTTCTGGCTCCCAGTATTTATACTGCTCCAGTGCTCGTCTTCTAAGTTCGGGAAACTCGTATCTTCCTTTAAGAGCGTCCATTAAAATTAAATTAGGTGGTCTGTCTTCATTTTCTCTAAAGACACCCCAAGTCGTAATAGCAGAAAAGTCCGCTGTTTCTTTTTTCATAAAAGCTGTATCATAACTTTGAATAATGTGTTCTAGTCTTGGCATTACGTCTTTATCCCACTTCTTCCACCATTCCCTTTTTATGATTGCACCTTCTTCAGATGTAGGGTTTTGCATCCACTGTGCGTTCCATTTACCAACTGATAATGATGCTTTGACAGTTTCTAGTTCCTTGAAACTCCAATACTCTGGCCAGACAGGTTTCCCCGATGGCATGATTGCAGGAAATTCTATTAACTCCCACTGATCCGACTTTGCTTCCTTTTGATGCCGCATAAGCATTCCTGTTAAATCTTTTGTATTCCATCTCGTCATAACGCAAACAATTTGTCCGCCAGGCTGCAACCTTTGTCTTGGACCTGATGTATACCATTCATAAGCTCGCTCAAGAGCTGTCGTATTTAAAGCGTCTTGCTCACTGTGCGGATCGTCAATAATTAATAGATCAGCACCCCGACCCGTGATGGCTCCACCGACACCAGCTGCAAAGTATTCTCCCCCTTGCGCGGTTTCCCAACGTCCAGCTGCTTGACTGTCTTCTCTTAGTCTTGTTTGAAATATTTCTTGATACTCGGGACTATCAATTAAAGTTTTAGCTTTACGCCCAAATCTTATTGCTAGTTCCCCTGTGTGGGTCGTTTGAATAATTTTTAATTTAGGATTACGCCCGATCATCCAAGCGGGCAGCAAGGAGCTAGCGAACTCGGACTTTGTATGTCTTGGTGGCATATTGACAATTAATCTCTTCAGTTTGCCTTCTGCCATTTCGTTAAATTTTTT